ATATAAAATACAGAAAATTGGTAACAGAATAATGGATTTAAGCAGAACAATTATAATAGAAAAAGAAGGTGTTTTTGAAGAAGTAAATTTATATAGTATAAATGATTTACTAGAAAAAATATCTGACATTTCAATAGATGTAGATGATTTTATAAAAAAAACAGAATACAGGTTTTTTGATGAAACAAGTTTATCAATAAAAGATAATTACACTTTGGAAGATTGGTTTTTTTATAATAATTTTTAAGATTGAAGAATTTAAAAACTCTTACAATCAAACAAAGCATTCAAACTTTTCATAGGGTTCAAAAGTCTTTGGATTAATAATTAGTCAAAAACGATTGAGAATTATTAATTAGAATTGTAAGAGTTTTAATAATAAAAAAAACAAGTATAACCACCAACAAAGGCAAGAGCGTGGAACACTCCACACGAATTATATTGTTTTTGTGATGAGTTGGATAGGTTTAGTTTTAACTACTTAATTAATTAAGTAGTTTTTTTTTGGAAATAACTCAAATGTTAATAAATGTTAAAATTAAAAAGAAAAGTGTTTAAAAATTAGGAATAACAGATATAAGTACTTATATTAAGGTAAGAGATAAAATATACAAACAAACAAAAACAAAAACAAATATTATGGAAATTACATTTAACGCAAAAAGACAGATAGAAGAAACAATTAAAGATTATGGTAAAATTGAATTTACTTTTGTAGATAGTGAAACTCATAAAGATGAGAATATAACAGTAGTAACTGATAATTATGAAGAAGCTATTGCTGAAGTTCAGCATTATATGTGGAGTGGAGAGGTTTACATATAATTGAAAATTTTAAAAAACAATAACTAAAAAACAAACAAAATGAAAAACGAATTAAAAACAAACAAAATGAAAAAATACACAAATAAACAAAAAGAAGAAATGTATTTAGATTGGTATAATAATTATTTATCTACAAATTTATTTTCAGAACATTATGAATTAAGCAATTCAGAAACAGAAAATATAATTGAAGAAGGAAGAAGGATAAATCATAATAATTAAAATAAAAAAACAAATGAAAACATTAACTAAATTAGAACAATTAGAAATATTAGAAAATAAACATTTTATTGCAATTTGCAAAAGAGATTTTAAAGCAATTAAAGAGATTATTAAACAAAAAGAAAAATTATTAAATTCATAAATTATGAAACAAAAAGCAAAAGAATTAATAAGGGTTGGAAACCACCAAGAAATATCATACGGAATGGGAATGATGGAAGTAATAAATTCAATTACTGAAATATTAGAACCAAACAAAGAAGATATGACAGATGGAGAATTGTTAGATGAGATTTATAAATTATTAAGAAAAAAAGTTTAAGATATGAAATATATAAGTGAAGAAGATTACAAAAAAGCAGGAAAACAATTATTTGAAAATGGAAAGTTATTGGTAGAAAATAAGCATTTTGAAGTAGTGGATTTAGACGAAGATGATATGTTTGAAGGAGATTGTGATTGTTGTGATGGAAAAGGTACGGTTGAAGAAATGGATTGTAATAATCAATCTAACGAATGTTGTGGAGGTTGTGTTAAAGATGTGTCTTGTGATAATTGTGATGGAAGTGGTTTTGAAATGTATGAATATGAAAATTTTAATAAAAATTTAAAAAGAGGATAAAAATGAACAAAACAGAAAATAAAATATTTAGCTATTTCACAGGAAATAAATATAAAGAAATTTCTTGGAATGAATTAATGGAAGTGATTGAAAAAATAAGAAGCGTTGCATCTTATGATAGAGATAGGTTTGGAACAACCGTGATAATGAAAAATTATAAAGTAACAATCCAAAGTGGAAGTTATGGAACAAAGGAGCATTCAGAATTATATTATAATAAATCCCAAGATAGATTTTATAATGGGAAATATCTAAATGCTTTTGAAATTACAAAAGTTATTGCATTGGATTATATTAAATGGTATAATGAAGGAAGATTATAAAAAAAATAAATTATGTTAGAAAAAATATTAGATAGATATATTGGAGAAAAACTATTAACGGCTGATTCTTTTGATTCTGCGATAATAGGGTTAGAAGAGAATGAAATGAGATTAATTTATTCAGTTTCTAAATGCCTTAAAATATTAGAAAAAGAATTAACAGAATTAGAAGCCTTAGAGTATTTCACTTTTAATGTGAGTGGAGCGTATGTGGGAGAAAAGACACCGATTTGGTGTTGGGATAATTTTTAAAAGCATTAAGAAGTTAGGATAAACAGATATAAATAGTTATATTTGTAAATATAAAAAACAAAACAAATGACTAAATTAACAGAAGCGATTCTTGCAGTAATGGAAGATGTCAAAGGTATAGAAAAATCTATGCAAGTTGGAACAGGTAAAATGCAGTACAAAGGTGTTCCGGATAAAGAAGTAAAAAAAATTATAGGTACTTCAATGAGGGAAAATGGATTAATAATTCTACCTATAAAAATTGAACCGAAAACAGAAATAAACCGTTGGGAAGTTACAGATAATTATGGAGTGAAACAAAAACAGTCTGTTTTCACGGAGGTGCTAGTTACATACAAGTTAATTCATAGTAGTGGGGAATCAATAGAATTGAGTGGATATGGACAAGGAGTAGATTCACAAGATAAAGGAGCAGGAAAGGCCACTACATACGCATTAAAATACGCCCTATTGTACGCATTCCTAGTCCCTACAGGAGCAATAGATGATTCTGATACAACTCACTCGAACGATATAAATAAAGCCGTTAAAACGGTTAAAAAGTCGTTAGTCGTTAATAAAGCGAAATTAGATAAAACTAGATTTGATAATGCTATGGGACAAATAAAAATAGGAAAATATAGTGGGGACGCAATGAAAGTTACTTTTGAGTTAACTGAAGAGCAATTTCAATTATTAGATGAATTAGAAATGAAAATAAAAGAAGATGTCAAAGAAAAATAATTATTTGAATGAAGCAGGAGAGTTTATAGTTAGATGTTCTGCTTTGAGTAGTGTGATGGCATCTCCTAAAAAAATTGAATTATCGGTAGGAGCAAAAACTTATGTAAAAAATGCCTTTAAAGAAACATATTTAGAATATAAAAATATCATAAAAAGTCCAAAATTTGATAAAGGAAATATAATGGAAGAACAAGCCATTGAATTAATTTCTGAACTTTATAATGAACCATACGAAAAAAATGAAGAGGAAAGAACAAATGGATTTATAAAAGGAACTTGTGATGTATCTTTTGAAAATAAAATTAGAGATACGAAATGTCCTTGGAGTAAGGTTACATTTCCGTTATTTGAAGAAGATGCTAAAAGCACCGTTTATGAATGGCAGGGAAGGGGATATATGATGTTATGGAATAAAGACGAGTTTTATTTAGATTATTGTTTAATGGATACTCCGGAAGAATTAATTCCTGCGTGGGAAAATGAAGAAATCCATATTTCAAGTCATTTGCCTATAGATTTAAGAGTTACAACAATTTCATATATTAGAGATTTAGAAAAAGAGCAACAAATAATCCAAAGAGTAAAAGGTTGTAGATTATATTGGAATGAATTAAAAGCAAAATTTAAAATAAAATAAAATGATAGACAAGGTAGAAGGAAGAATAATAGTATTGAACGAAATGGTACAAATAACAGATACTTTTTCAAAAAGAGAAATAGTTATAGAAACTGAAGATGACAAATATCCTCAAAAATTATTAGTTCAATTCACGCAAGATGGTTGTTCTTTAGTAGATAATTATTCAATAGGAGATGATGTTGAAATTTCAGTAAATCTAGGAGGTAGATTATGGACAAGTCCACAGGGAGAGGATAGATATTTTTTATCATTAAATGGTTGGAAAATTGAAAAGCAAGGAGAACAAGAAACAGGTCAAGATACAGGTCAAGATGGAGAGCCGGATGATTTACCTTTTTGAACAGAAGCACAAAATTACGAGTTTGAAAGACAAGAAAACTTGTGGAAGTAATTAAATTAATGGCCTAGTGAATTAACGCTAGGCCGTTTTAAAACAATAATCAAGAATGATAAAGATAGATAACATTAAAGATTTAAGACATTTAGATAAAGCAGTTAGAAAAGTTATTGAAAAGCATCTAATGGACACAAATTCAACTCCAACAGGTTTTGCAAAAGAAGTAGGAATCCACCCTTTACAAATGCTTAGATACATTAATGACAAAAAGAATTTCAGATTTGATACACTTATTCAGATAGGAAAAAATAGTTAATAAATTAAAAGTTAATGTTGGGATAAACATTTTAATGTCTTATAGCGAATAAGACGCTTTTTAACCATTTAATTAATTTTAGGTGGTTTTTTTTATTCAAAATTTAAACTTTTTAGTTGAAAAACCTATTTATTTGTTAAAAAATGTTAAAATTAAAAAGATAGTTGCTTTAAAATTAGGAATAACAGATATAAGTACTTATATTGTAGTGTGAGGTTAATGTTAACCAAACTAAAACAAACAAAAACAAACAAAATGAAAAAAGGAATTAGAGTATTAAAAGTGATTGAAAGAATGTTAGATGTTGAAGATTTTTATTCAATTACAGTAGATGGAAAATTATTAAATCTTCAAGGAAAGTATAAAGCAAGAATTGTTAGATTATTAGTTGACAATAAGTTTGTTCCAAAAGATAATATTAATGGGTTTATCGTTTACCAAAGATATAATGTTCAAGTAGTTTTAACAGATTAAAAACAAACAAAATGAAATTATATATAGAAGGAAAATCTAGGAAAGAAATTAATGATAAGTTAAAAAGGAATGAGGAAGTTTTAGGAATAGAATACAATAAAAATAGTATTGAATATAAAACTATCCATAACTTAAGAGATTGCAAAGGTGGAATGCCGGTTATGTTTTACTTATCAATGCACGAGGGAGAACCTGTAACAAGAGCCTATGGAACTTGGAATAAAGAAAAAAATAAAGTAGTTTAAAAACAAACAAAAAACAGAATTATGAGTTACGCAAAACCAATATGGAATGAAGTTACGAGTTGTGGATATTCTAAATCTCCGAGTTGGGGAGGAAAGGATAATGTCAAACAAGTAACAAGAACAGGAAGTAGTTCAAGCAATAGTGAAGAGTTAGCATTAATAGAAATCAGTAGGAAATTTTATGAAAGATTTGTAGTGTTTAATTTCTACCTAGATAGTAAACTTGTCAAGCAAAATATTAACGCAAGAAACGATAATAGAGCAGGGGAATTTATAGAACAAAGGTCTAGGAATTTCTTTTATTCAATGAATGAAAATAACCACCCTGCCAATAAAAAATTAGATAGATTATTAAAAAATAATGCTAAAAAAAAAGCTAAAAGAAATTTAAAGAAATAAAAATATAAACATAAAGCAGAAAAAAATGATTAGGTTTGTATTACTTAATATAGTTTCAATTCTGTTTCTATGTTTTTGTTTGTTTAGCAAGGAGGGGTTGTTCCCTCCTTGTTTTTAAAGACAAAATCAAATAAAATAAAATAAAATAATATGAAAGAACAATTAAAGAAAAAAGCAGTATTAATTCTAGGATTAATGATGTTACCATTTGCATATAGTTTATGGGTTGCAGACAGATTAATGTTTGTAATAATGCCACAGTCTGAACACAAAAGTTTAAATGATTGGTTGAATAATAAATCTATAGTCTTTTCAATCACAAGAATAGCAACAGTAGTAATCTTGCGTTATTTGATTAAATTAATATTTGGATATTAAGATAATATAGTTATATTTACAACAGTATTAACAAACAAAAACTAAAACAAAATGGACAAAAATCCAAAAATAGAAATATTAGATATTAATGATATTTCATTGAATACAGGTCAAATCAAAGGTTTGCCACAAAATCCTAGATTCATAAAAGATGAAAAATTTAATAAATTAGTAAAGTCAGTAAAAGAATTTCCTCAAATGTTAAGCATTAGACCAATCGTTGTAAACGAAAACGGTGTCATTTTAGGGGGAAATATGAGATACCGAGCGTGTCAATCTGCAGGGTTAAAAAAAATACCTGTAATCGTTGTTAAAGACCTAAGTTTAGAACAAACAAAACAATTTTTAATTAAGGATAATGTTGGTTTCGGTCAATGGGATTATGATATTTTAGGAAATGAATGGGAGCAAGAAGAATTAGATGAATGGGGATTAGAAACATTTAGCACAAGTGAAGTAGATTTGGGAGAATTTTTTGAGGATGATATTATAGAAAAAGAATCAAAAAATAAAATAGTTTTGGAGTATTCTTCAGATGATTTTGAAATCATAAATTCAAAACTAAATTCATTAGATGGTAGTAGAGAAGATATTATTTGGAAAGCACTTGAATTATGAAAGTATATTTAGCAGGAGAATCATACGAAGAAATATTTGAAAAAGTTGACTATAAATTTAACAAATTGGATTCATTCTTCTATGCTAAAAAACATTTAATAAGAGAACAAACAATTCCAAGATATGATAGATTTCTTTTAGATAGTGGTGCTTTCACTTTTATGATGGCAAAAACAAAAAAGAAAGTTGACATTGATAAATTTACAGACGAATATATTGAATATATAAATAACAATAAGATTGACCTGTTTTTTGAAATGGACGTTGATTCAATATTCGGATATGAAAAGGTTAAACAATTAAGAAGAAAAATTGAAAGTAAAACAGGAAAGCAGTCAATACCTGTTTTTCATATGAAAAGAGGGTTAGATGATTGGAATGGAATGATAAAAGATTATGATTATGTTTCACTCGGAATTGCAGGGAAAGATGTTGCTTGGGGAGATACTGAAACATTTTATAAATTTGTAATGGACGCAAGGAATCAAAACTGTAAAGTTCACGGTCTTGGAATTACAGGAATGAAAACACTAAAAAAAGTACCATTTTATTCAGTTGATTCAAGCAGTTGGTTAGCAGGAAATAGATATAAGACTTTAGTATGGTTCAACGGAAAAGAAATTAAAACACTTGACACCAAAAAAAAGGGGAGAATAAAAAATCAACTTCAACTAGGACATCATAATTTTGGGGAGTGGGTAAAGTTTAGTAAATCAATGGAAAATAAAATTATAATATAAAAATTATGTGTTCAATATTAGGAGGTACAAACTTTGACGAAAAAGCATTATCTATATATCAGAAAGCAAAAGATAGAGGAAGAGATTTTTCCGGATTATGTCAAATTGGAGATATATGGATTGCAAACCACAGAGCAACACCTACAAACGAATTATCTTCTGTTGAAAGAAATCAACCATTTGGAAGGGATTTTAAATTAGTTCATAATGGGACAATTTCAAACGACTTAGAACTAGGAAATGATTCAAATGAAATTGATAGTTATATTTTAACAAAAGTTCTTGATATAACAAACCTTGACACTCTAAAAAAATCACTAGAAAAAGTAAAAGGTTCTTACGCAATAGCAATAGCTACAAAAGATGATATTATATTAGCGTGTAATTATAAACCGATTTTTACATTAGAAGAGAACGGACAGGTCTATTTCTCCTCTTTAAAGCACCATTTAGGGGAGAATGCTGTAAGAATGAAGCCTTATAGTATATTATCATTGAAAACAAAAGAAAGTCGCTTAATTCAAAGATTTCAACCGAATAGAGCATTGGTTGTTTGTTCCGGTGGATTAGATAGTACTTCCTTAATTGGATATGCTAAAGAAAATCACGATAGTATATTATTGCTCCATTTTAATTATGGTTGTAAGGCTACTGAAAAGGAAATTGATGCTATAAAATCAATAGCAAAAAAAGAAAAGTTAAAATACGACATACTAGATTTAGATTATACTAAGTTTAAAGGTAACTCAACACTATTTAAGGATGAAGAAATTAAATCCGGAAAAGAAGGGGTTGAATATGCTTTAGATTGGGTTTATGCTCGTAATTTAATAATGCTATCAATAGCTACAGGATATGCAGAAGCAAATCAATACGGATATATATATCTAGGTAGTAATTTAGAAGAATCCGGAGCATATCCGGACAACGAAGAACAATTTATAATTGATTTTAATAATCTTCTTTATGGAGCAGTAAATAACGGCTATAAACTAGAAGTGAAAACTCCATTAGGTGGTTTAATGAAAAAAGAAATCGTGGAGTTTGGTAAAAAATGGAATAGTCCAATAGAATTAAGTTGGTCTTGCTATAATGCTAATGAACATCATTGTGGAGAGTGTTCTCCTTGTTATATGAGAAAAAAAGCATTTAAAAGAGCAGGAATAACAGATGAAACAATTTACTTAAAATGAAGCATATCTCAACTAAAGTATTCGATAATTACTCCGTTGCATTAAGACAACATAAAGCAAAACATAGTCATTGCCAACTTTTGCACGGTTATGCTTTATCTTTTAAAGTATGGTTTTCTGCTGATAAACTAGATGATATGAATTGGATAGTTGATTTTGGAGGTTTTAAGCATAACGGTTTAAAAGAATGGATGAACAGTATGTTTGACCACACTCTTTTGCTAGAAAAAGACGACCCTTATTTAGATTTCTTTCAATCGGCTTCTGAAGTTTGTAAATTAGTAATACTAGACAAAATGGGTTGTGAAAGTTTGGCAGAACTTGTTTTTAACAAATTTAATGAAACACTAAAAAAAACAGATAGTGGAAGATGCCACGTTATAAAGGTAGAATGTTTTGAAAATAGTAAAAATTCGGGAATTTATGAAAAGTAATATGAAACAAAAATTAGCGATAAGTGAGGTTTTCTATTCAGTCCAAGGGGAAGGAAAAACAATAGGGATTCCAAGTGTATTTGTAAGACTAGGAGGTTGCAATTTAATGTGTGGAGGAATGGGAACTCAATTTGATGGAGAACTTCATAATGATGCAGAATGGAGATGTGATAGTATAGAAGTATGGATGAAAGCACAAAGCAAAGAGTATAAAGATATTTTGCCACAAGATTGTATTGAAGCAATTAAAAATGACGCTCACGTTATTCTTACAGGTGGAGAACCGTTAATGCAACAAACTAGCATTATTGGATTTATTGAATACATAAAAAAAGAAATTAAAAGTGATGTGTTTTTTGAAGTAGAAACAAATGGAACAATCCTGCCCAAACAAGAATTGCTTGAATCAATTAATCTTTGGAACTGTAGTCCTAAATTATCTAATTCCGGAATGGAAGATAATGTTGCTTTTATACCGAACGTGATTAAAACTTTAAATGAACAAAACACTATTTTTAAATTCGTAGTAAGTTCAAAAAAGGATTGGAAAGAAATAGAAAATAAATATTTACCAATAATTGATAAGAAGAAAATTTACTTAATGCCTTCCGGAGAAAATCAAAAGTTATTGAACGAAAATAAATTAAATGTAGTAAATTTAGCAAAAAGAAACTATCTAAATTTCACAACTAGAATGCATATTGAAATATGGAACAAAAAAACAGGGGTATGATAAAAACGAATATAAATTGGGAACAGGTTTACCACAGATTAAAAGAAGCAACTGAACACCTACCGAAAACGACTAAATATTTTGGAGTTCCTAGAGGGGGACAAATAGTTGCAGGAATGACAGGGAACGCAGTAGATACCATTGAAGAAGCTGATGTGATTATAGATGACTTAATTGATAGTGGAGCGACTATGGATAGATATTCATTACTTAGTGATAAACCTTTCATTGCCTTAATTGATAAAAGAATTGAATTGAAAGGAGAATGGCTTGTATTTCCGTGGGAAAATGAAGAAGGAAATATTGAAGATAACGTGCGTAGAATTTTACAGTACTTTGGAGAAGATGCAAACAGGGAAGGATTAAAAGAAACACCTAAAAGATTCATTAAGTTTTTTCAAGAATTTTTAAACCCACCTAAATGGAATTGCACAACATTTGAAGGAGAAGGATATGACGAAATGATTGTCCAAACAAATATTCCTTTTCACTCATTATGTGAACACCATATTGCACCATTCTTTGGAGAAGGAACTATTGCATATATTCCGAATAAAAGAATAGTAGGATTATCTAAATTAGCTAGAACATTAGAAACATTTTCAAGAAGGTTACAAAATCAAGAAAGAATTACAATGCAAGTTGCTGAATTCCTTTGGAAAGAATTAGAACCTAAAGGGATTGCAGTACAATTAACGGCAAAGCACATGTGTATGGAAATGCGTGGTGTTAAAAAGCACAACACTCACACCACCACCACAAAATTAATGGGAGTATTCAAGACTGATGTTTCAGTTAGAATGGAATTTTTAAACTCAATCAAATGAACAAAACCGAACAACATAAAAAAGCTATAATTGAAGCATTAGAGAAATCTCTTGGTGTTGTAACGACTGCTTGTTTAAAGGTTGGTATCGGTAGAACTCAATTTTATAAGTGGTTAAAAGATGATAAGAAATTTGCTAGAGATGTTGATGATATACAAAATATAGCAATAGACTTTGCAGAAAGTCAACTCTACAAACAAATAGGAAAAGGAAATACCGTGGCAACAATTTTCTATCTAAAAACTAAAGGAAAGCATAGAGGTTATATGGAAAGAATTCAAACAGAACATATATCAGATAGAGAACCTGTTGAAGTTAGAATTGTAATGCCAAAAGATGCAAATAGAGGGAACGATTAATTTAGCAAGAATAGACAATGCCTACAAAGATAATTTTCGTGGTGTTGTGTTGGTTGGTGGAACAAGGTCGTCAAAAACTGTTTCTGCTATCCAATGGATTCTGCTTTACTGTATGCAACATACAGGGAAAGAGATTGTAATAGGTAGAGATAGCCTAGTAAACCTTCGTAGAACCATTTTAAAGGATTTTAAAGCACTTTGTTATGGATACAATGGAATGCCAAAAATGTTCCCTACAATGCACTTCAATAAGCAAGAAATGTCGGTAAGATTTAACGGTAATACAATTATTTTTATCGGTATGAAAGATGATGCAATGAGGGTTCACGGCTTGGCCTGTGATATATTCTTTATTAATGAAGCAATTAATATTCCAAAAGTTACATTTGACAATTTAGAACAAAGATGCAGGGAGTTTTGGATATTAGATTGTAACCCTTCTGAACCGGATTCATACGTTTATAAATTAGACCAAAGAGATAATGTTGCAGAATTTAGGTCGTCATATCTTGATAATCCTTTTTTAACTGCTCCACAGGTAAGCAAGATTGAATCTTATGAACCAACAGAGTACAATGATTTACAGGGAACAACTGATGAGCGTAAATGGACTATTTATGGCAAGGGGGAAGTTTATAAAGGTAAAGAAATTATATTCCATAAGTGGGACGAGTATGATGAAGAACCGGAAGGATATGATTATTGTTTTTATGGATTAGATTGGGGATTTAATGACCCTTTAGTTTGTATAAAATTAATTATATCAGATAATGATTTGTACGTTAAAGAGGTTCTTTATGGAAGTGAAATTGATGATTTCCAAGATGTAATAAATATTTTAAAGGCAGAACCTTTATTAAAAGAGCAAAAAACATATATTGTTTGTGATACTTCAGAGCCAAGAAGTATAATTACGCTACAAAAGGCCGGTCTACCTGCTATGAAAACTAAGAAAGGAAGTGGTTCAATTTTAGATGGCATTAGAAAGGTAAACCAATATAATATCCACGTTCATAAAGATAGTCAAAACATTAAAAATGAATTTAATAACTATAAATTCAAGATTGACGAAAGAACTGAAACAATCTTAGATATTCCGGTAGACAATCACAATCACGCTTGTGATTCAATTCGTTATCCCCTTATAACATTTTTATAATTAAAAACCTAGAATAAGACAATTTATTTCTATATTTGTTAAATCTTAGTAACTTTTATTTATAAATATGATTGAAAACATAGTAAAAAAAGCATTAAACTCTATCACTTCAAAGAGTATTACTCACAATGACTTGAATTCTCAATCTAGTGATAATTTTAATCTTATTGATTCGTTTTTTTCATATTGGTTGGGAACAGGTGGTGGATTTGCTAAATACACTAAATCTTATGGGGAAAATCCATTGGTTTATATGATTGTAAAAAAGATAGCATTTTCTAGTGCTTCAATCAAAAGAGTAATGTATAATGAAGAAGGGGAAGAGATTGAAAACTCTAAGATTTTAGATTTATTAAAAAGTCCTAATGAAGATGATGATGAAATTGAATTTAGAGAAAAAATTAATGAATTATTATTGCTTACAGGGAATGTTTTCATCAGAATAATCAAAGGAGAAGGAGGTTTTGGAGTTGAATTAGAAATCTTAATGACACAAAAATTATCTATAAAAGTAAGTGAAAAAACTAATTTAATAATCAATTATCAATATACCTTGCCGAATGGTAGAGTAGTTCCTTATGAAACAGATGAAATTTTACATATAAAGACATCAAATGTAGTGAATATTGATGGTATTGGTATAAAATACGGTTTATCCCCACTTCAATCAGCTTGGATAGTTGTAAGGTCGTCAATGGAGAAATTAAAAGCAGACGCTTCTATCTTTAAAAGTAGAGGAATTATTGGTCTTTTAACTACTGATTCAGACACTCCAATGCTAGAACCGGAAAGAGAAAGGCTACAAGATACTTTTGATAAAACTGCAGGAGGTTCAGAAAATTACAATAAGATTAATGTTACTGCAAGTAGAGTAAGGTACTTGCAGACAGGAATGTCCCCTACTGATTTAAAATTGTTAGAAGGTATATTAGCGTCATTAAGACTTCTTTGTGGTGTTTTTGGTATGCCTAGTCAGTTGTTTAACGATAATGAAACTAGCACTTTTAACAACATTGAAACGGCCAAAAAAACTGCTTATACAGATGTTTATATTCCATTAGCGAACAAGGTTGACAAGGAGTTGTCAAGGTGGTTATCTATGCAATTAGGTATTGATGAAAAAATAGAAGTAGATTTAACTTCAATAGAAGAAATCAAAGCATCTACAAACGAAATTGCACAAGGATTAAACAATGCTCAGACAAATGTTTCTACTAAGATAATGGAGAATATGACTAAAGATGAAGTGAGGGATTTAGTTAGATTAGAAGGTTTACCAACAGGAGGAAATGAATTAGCAGGACAATCTAATGCAAGTGTAACAATAGGAAGCAATGAAAATTAAACTAACTAAAGAACAAGTACAGAAGATTAAAGAAGCTAAATTGAAAATAGTAAAGAACCAAACACCTGTAAAGAAATGAATATAGAAGGAAAGCAATTTGCTACAAAAAAAGATTTATTTGAGTACCTCCATACAAATAAAAAGGAATTATTTGAAATGAAAAAAGCATCTAAAAAGATGTATGTTAATACTCCAAATTTTGGTACAGATAAATTAAATGTTAATAAAAATTTAATTACATCTTCAAAAAATGATACTGATACGATAATCAGAAGAACAGTAATTGGAAATACTTATAATTGGTTAGATTCTCACGGAGATGTTCACGTTGGAAATACGTTTGGAAAATCATTAAAAGAACGTGAAGGAAAGGTTTGGCATTTGCACGACCACGAATACAAACTAACTGCCAAAGTTGGAACTCCTGCAAAGGTTTATGAAGAACAGGTTAAATGGACTGATTTAAATGTTGACAAGGTGGGTAGCACTATTTCGTTAATGATGGATTCAGATATTAAAAAGTCTATGAATAGCCAAATATTTGCAGAATATAAATCCGGAACAATAGACCAACATAGTGTCGGAATGTACTATGTGAAAATGGACTTAGCAATTAATGATTCTGACTATGTAGAGGAGTTCAAGGTATGGGAAGAGTTTATTGGAAAATTAGGAAATCAAAGTAAAGCAGAAGAAGAGGGTTTCTTTTGGGCAGTAAAAGAGGCGAAATTAATCGAAATAAGTGCCGTTTTAGAAGGTTCTAACGAATTGACACCTACTATTGCCGTTGAAGATATTGAGTCGCTTAAAAGCACTCATTTAATAGAGCCGTTGAAAGACACTCTTGAAGAGGAAAAGGATAAGGACAAGAGTTCAATCCATTATTATTAATCATTAAAAAAAAAAAAATGTCAAACACATTAAAATTTATGACTTTCGCTTTATTTATTGAGAACAAAGGTATCTCAAATGAAGTATTTGAAGCAAAGTCGCCACAAGAAAAAGTAGTTCTTTTAAAAGAGCATACTTTAGGGCAAGAAGCCTTCATCAAATCTATTGAGGAAGATGTAAATACTAAGGTTTCTAAAGAAGAAATCATTTCAATGAAAAAAGAATTAGAAATAGTTCGTGCAAGAGAAAACAAAGCATTAACTGAAGCAGTTTCTAAACAAGGTTTAGCAATTACAAAAATGCTTGATAATTTAAAAAGTGGTGGACAAGGTTTTGTTCAAAATGCTACTTCACAGGTTAAAGCATTTATTTCTGATAATATTGAAAAAATTACTTCAATTAAAAATGCAGGACACGGTTTTATTGAAATGGAAGTGAAAGCAGTTGCAGATTTAACTACAGGTTCAGCAACTAATCCGGATGGAATTCCTGCATTAATGGGAGTTCAAACTGCACCACCATCAAACGTGAATTTCAGAAGTGTAATTATTGATTCTATTGTTAGTTTATTCAATACAAATCAAGCCGTTTATGCTTATACAGAAACAACTCCTAAAGATGGAGATTATGGTTTTGTGGCCGAAGGAGCAGTTAAACCTCAAATTGACTTTAAAGTTGAAACGAGATATGCTGAACCTTGCAAGATAGCTTCTCACGAAATCTTAACTGAAGAATCAGTAAAAGATATTCCAAATTTACAATCTATTGCTACTAATTTTTTAAGAGCAAAGCACGATTTAAAACGTCAAAAAGGTTTATTATTCGGAACAGGAACAGGAGAAGAATGTAAAGGAGCAACTTTATACGGTAGAGTTTTTAGTGCAGGAGGAATGGCTCTAGCAGTTGAGAACACAAACTTTATGGACGTTGTGAATGCTTGTATTACTGATATATATACAACTCACAACTATCAAGATGAAATGAACTATATGGCAAATGTAGTAATGATTAATCCGGTAGATTTTTATACAGAATTAGTTTCTGCAAAAGATTTAAACGGTTTACCATTATATCCTATGGCTTCATTAATGAATAGAGTTGTTATTGGTGGTGTTACAATTATCCCAATGGAAGATATTCCTGCAGGAAAAATCTTTGTAGCTGATATGTCTAAATACAATGTTTCTAATTACGTTGGATATACTGTAAGAATTGGATTTATCAATGACCAATTTATCACTAATAAATTTACTATCGTAGGAGAATCAAGATTCCACGCTTATGTGAAAAAATTAGATGAACAAGCATTTATCTATGATGATATTGCAACAATTAAATCTGCAATTACTAAAGCATAAGGATATGGCAAACAAAGACGAAAAAAAGGCAATTATCGCTAAAGAAGTAGGTACTAAATCGGCAACGGTTAAGAAAGCACCTGCTAAGAAAAAAGCGAAAGTGTCTAAAGATGGAACGGTTGAAGTAATCGTTAAGGCAATCAAGTTTGGAACATACAAAAAAGGAGATGTTATCGTGATGAACGAAACAACTGCTAAAGCGTGTGTTACTCACAAAGTTGTAGCATATAAGTAAATACAAAAAAAAGGTTAAGATATGGGTATGATTTTAAACATAAATGATTTTGAGTACGGTAGAACTAAAATTGCGTTAAATCCTGTTCAAGAAATTGATTTAGGGAGATATATTGATTCAGTTGAAAGTGAATACTTGCCAAGATTGTTTGGTAAAGAATTATATGATTTGTTTGTAGCAGATTGGGATTCCGTAACAGGAGTTCCAATTTCTGCTCGTTTTTTAGAGGTTTATAATTCTTTTTTGTTTCAGAACACTTATGTTTTGATTCAATCAGAAGGGATTAAAGAGATGTTGAAAGATATAGTTTATTATCTATTTGTTAGAGATTTAGTTAGTAGAGTTTCTACCGTAGGACTTGAATTAGTTTTGGGAGAAAACACTCAATCAGTAAGTGCTATTCAGCACGATATAACATCAAGATATAATCAAGGTATTGACACTTTTCAGACAATCCAATATTATATGAGCATTTTTAATAAAACAGATTTTCCGGAATATAAAGGAGTTAAACAAAGTTTCGCAAGTACAATTTAGATGAATAATAATTTGGTTGACATAGTAAAAGAGATTGTTAATGGTATAGATTTGAATATATCTGTTCAATCCTTTGTAGGTAATAGAATTTACCTATGTAATACAATGCACATTACTATTGGAAAAATTGTAAAAGATGGAGCAGGACTTGAATATAAGGTAACTGATTTTTCATTCAATGAGTGGATTGATGTAGAACCGTATAATCAAGCAGAGCCGTTTGATAGTGAAATTGTTGTTGCTCCTAGTATTTTATTCTTACACGGAACACCATCAAGCACAAACAATGAATATTTGGTAGTTAATCAAAGAACAATGAGCAAGACACCGTTTATTTGGTTACTTGTTTCTTATGAAATGGATAACCTACCTTTAGATTCATCACTTGTAGCAAGTTACACGGCAAGGATATTTTTTATGGATTGGGCAAATACTCCAACTTGGACGAACGACAAGCATAATGATTTGGTTATTAAGCCAATGGAAAACCTTTCTAACTCGTTTATAAAAGTGATAGAGGATAATTATTCATTTAAAAGATTGAATGGATTTACAAGACGACCAAGACCTAGATTTGGGGTAGAAATAACCAATAAAGGAAGTGATAGAACAATCATAAAGGAAGATTTGAGTGGAATAGATTTATCAATAACCTTAGAAATGTATGATAATTCAATATGTTGTAAAAAATAAGTATTAATTAATATTAAAAATTAAAAAAAATGGGACAAAATATATGTTCGTGTGGTAATCCAACGATGCCGAATTTAGGTAGACCGGATTGCGTTATAGAAATGAAGGCATTAGCCTTTCCAATCATTGTACCTAGATACAAAGAAAATGGAACTAGAAATACTATTGATTTAGCTTCTGCAACTTTAGGGGCAGATATTAAAGATTTGATAGCAACTTCTACTCAATTATTAAGCAGAATTTACCCTTTTCCAAGATGTGAAAACATTACTTTTGAAAGAACGGAAACTGTTTATGAAACTGCACCAAGTACAAGAAAGTACAAAATTGCAGGAGTTGGTGGAGTAAGAACATTCAAATTTGAAACTTGGGGCAAAGATGCAGTTCATCAAATGCTTAGAGAATTAAAGAAAATAGGTTGTTCTGATGTTGATTTTTATCTTACTGATGTAGGTGGTTCAATTTGGGGAATTAAAGATAATGAGTTAGATACAGTAATCAGAGGTTATGAAATGGCGACTGAAACTTATGATTCATACAAAGAATACGCTTCTGATACAACAACTCAAAAAGCAATGATTTCTTGGGATTTGAATAATTCAGAATGTGAGGAAAATTCTTATGCAATTACTTCAGAGGAATTAGGATATTCTGCAAATACTTTAAGAGGAAATATTAGTGGAAATCAAATAGTTACTCCATTAAGTTCTACAACAGTAAAGACAGAAGTTGTAACAGGTTTCGGCTCGGCAGGTGCTAGAGAGCATATTGTTGGTTTATCTTGGGTTAACATTACAGTTGAAAATACAGACAATCCTGCAGGGGATATATCTACAGGTTCAGTTGAAAATCCAAATGGAACTTATACGATAACAACTTCTGCAACAACGGCCGGAGAAAATTATAAAATTACCGTTTCAGATGCTACAGGTTACGATATAGCGAATGGTACTTTTGTAGGATTATAGCATAATGGAAATTATGTATTTGGGCGAAGATAGATTCAATGCTGATTGGTTGAAAAGCGTAACTGAAAACCAAGCAGTAAAGGATTTAAAAGGAGGTCATAAAGTAAACCAAATTCGTAACGCTTGGAAACAAGCAAACGGATTTAGCGTACCGAAATATGATTCTTCAAAGAAGCCTAAAAAAAAGAGTACAAAAATTGATTAAAAATTAATCAATTATTTATTGGAAAGGGATTTGTTTATGACGAATCCCTTTTCTTTTTTAAGAAATTATGTGGGGAGTAATTGATGACATTTTAAGAAAAGTAAAAACTTTAAACGAGAAAGAAGCGTGGTTTTTTGTCATTGATGAAGAATTAAAAGATGAAATTATAAGGTTAAACACCCAAGACCAACTATATGAAGATGGAATAGATTCTTTAAGCGAAACTTTAGGAGATTATTCTTCATATACTGTAGCTAGAAAAAGTATGAAGGGGCAAAAAACCTCAAATATAACTTTAAAAGATACCGGAGATTTTTATAAATCATTTAAAGTAAAAGTTACGGCAACAGGATTTATCATAAAAGCTGATGATTCTAGTAAATATGACATACCTTTAACAGAAAGTTTCGGTTTAGATATTTTAGGATTAACAGAAGAAAACAAATTATTTTTATACGATTATTTAGAAGAAAACTACAATAAATATGTCAGAGAAAAATTATTACAATAGTATAAAAGATATAATTCTGTTTAATTGGTGGGAAGTCCAAGCAGGTAATTTAGAATTCACTAGAAAGAATATTAAGACAGGAAGTAAAGAAGAAGATATAAAAGCACAAGAAAGGATAAATGATAGCTATATAAATGAATTTGGGATAGATAAAAAACAATCTGAAATTCTTGAAATCCAAAGAAAAATAGCAAATCTTCAATGCGATTTTGTTATTGGTGGAGATAGATTTTTATTAAATGAACTTAATAGGTTAAAATTAGAAATAGAAAGTTTATTAAAAAATGAAAACGGTGGAGATTTAGATGGTTTAATTATTCATTTAGAAAAATGGTTGGGGTTTAGAATAAATGAAAAAGAAATTACGGCAAATAAATTTTACAAAATAGTAAGAGAATTTGAAAGGGAGCAAGAAGCAAGGGTTAAAGCAAACAAATAGCAAGGTTTAAACCACCCTTCAACAACTAGATAAGATTAAGATAAAGATAAAATAAGAAAAGAAAAGATATGGCTAGTAAAAAAATTAATAAATCAGATATAGCACCAAAAGATATATTCGCAAATGTAACAGATGGAGCAAAAGAAGCCAAAATTCAAATTGACTTACTTACTAAATCCGTGAAAGCCTTAAAAACAAACGCAACAAATATTAAAAAAGATTTACCAAAATCTAATCCTAAGACTACAAAAGGAATGAAGGATTTTAATGAATTGCAAAGAAAATCAAATGCTAATTCAAAAGCAAAACTTCAAATTGATAAACAATTATTACATCACAAAGCTAAATTATCTCAACTTCAAAGAGATGAAAACAAAGCTATAAAAACAACAATAGAATCACAGGCAAAACTTAGCAGAACGCAACAAAAAAATCTTGGTACACTTCAGAAATTAGCTTTATCAAATAGAAAACTAAGAGCCGAAAGAGCGAAATTAAATTTAGATACTAAAAAAGGAATTTCATCATTAAAAAAAATTAACGCTCAATTAGATAAAAATAATTCAAGAATTAAGGATAGTGGAGACGCTATGAAGAAACAAAGATTAAATGTAGGGAATTATGGAGTTGCTGTTAATAAATTAAGGAATACATTAGAAAATTTAGGGATAAGTTTAGGAGTTTTCACTTTGCTTAAAGGTGCTTTTAATATCGTTAAAGATTTTGACCAATCACAAGCAAATTTGGCTTCTGTATTGGGAAAAAGTACAGATGAAATGGAAGCATTAACAAATCAAGCAAAGTTATTAGGTTCAACAACAACTTTCACGGCTTCACAAGTTGCATCTTTACATTTAGAACTAGCAAAATTAGGTTTTTCTGAAGGGGATATTGAAGGAATGACAACTGCAACTTTAGCATTGGCTGAAGCAACAGGTTCGGAATTGGGAGAAACTGCATCTGTAGTAGGTGCAACTATGAGAGGTTTTAATTTAGATGTTTCAGAAACGAAAAGAGTTACTGATGTGATGGCTAAATCTTTTACATCATCATCTTTAGATATGTCTAAATTTTCACAAGCGATGTCAACCGTTGCTCCTGTGGCAAATTTGGCTGAAGTTAGTTTAGAAAGAACGACTGCAATGTTGGGAACTTTAACAGATAGAGGTCTTGATGCAGGTACGGCCGGAACAGGTTTAAGAAATATGTTCTTACAGGCAAATAAGCACGGTTTGACATTTGCAGAAGCAATGGACAAAGTTAAAAACTCTACAGACCAAACTGCAACGTCAATGGATTTGTTTGGAACTAGAGGTGCAACAATAGGGGTTATTTTGGCAAACAATGAAAATGCTATTGATGGTTTAACGACTAAATTATTAGATGCCGATGGAGCATCACAAAAGATGGCAGATACTCAAAGAGATACTTTAGGTGGTGCTATTAAATTACTTCAATCAGCGTGGGAAGGTTTGGTTTTAAAATTTGAAGAAGGAACAGGAACTTTCGGAATGTTAAAAGATGCAATAGTATTTTTGGCAGATAATTTAGAGATTTTGGTAAAAGGATTTACTGTTTTAGCAACTGTTTTTGGAATGTATTCATTAATAGATAAAACGGCTAAAGCGTGGAAACTTTTAAATTTGGCAATGAAAGCCAATCCATTTATATTGTTAGCTTCTATTTTAGCAGGTGTTATCATAGCGTTAAAGTTATTTTCAGATGAAATGACAGATGCCGAAAAAGCAACTGAAAAGATGGCTGAAACAAATAAAAAACTTAAAGAAGAACAAGATGCCGACACTAAATCTTTAGCTGATAAAACGGCCGGATTCATTTCATTAACTACTCAATTATCTTTAACAAATGCCGGTTCAAAAGAAAGAATAAAATTAATTAAAAAAATTAATGATAAGTATGGGACAACGATTCAAAACATAAAAGATGAAAAGAAATTCCAAGACCAATTAAATGTATCAATAGGAGATTATATTGCAAAACAGAAAACAAAAATAGCATTAAAAAGAAAAGATGCTGAAATTACGGATTTAGTGAATACTGTTTTAGATGCTGAAGAAAAGTTACAAGCAATTCAAGACCGAATAACTAAAATTGCTAATCATACAGGAAGAGGAAGAGGTACTGTTGTGGGAGATTTAGATTTAGCAAAAGACATATCTCATTATAAAAGTATTATAGATAAAGCAAATAAAGAATTAAAAATACTAGCTGAAAAGGCTTTGGTTATCCAACACAAAATAGATGAAGATGGAGGTGGAGATAAAGATGAACCGGATAATGATAAAGAAGAAATAACGAGTTTACTTCGTAAGATTGAAGATGGTAAAGTGAAATTAATGGCTGAAGCTGAAAACAGAGAAATAAAAGCTACAGATTTAAAATTCCAAAGATTAATTGAAGATACTAAAAAGAAAAAAACAAATGAAAAAGAATTTATAGAATGGGAAAAAATTCAATTAGATTTACTTCAAGTTGAAAAAGGAAATATTCTTAAAAAATATGAAGAAAAAAGAGAAAAGTTAAGACAGAATAATGTTTTATCAATTATAAAAAATAGCATTACAGAAAAACAAATTGAGTTGAATAAGGTTGCTGATATTTATGAAAACTATGAAGAAATTGAAAATCTAAAAAAAGAGATTGATGAAGAAAAAATAAAATTGATAAAAAAGAAAGCAGAATTTGATGTTAGTGTAACAGGTTTATCCGAAGAGAAAAAATTAGAAATAATAACTAAATCAGAAAAAGCTATTTCTGATATAAGAATAGGAGAAGAAAAAAGAGTAGAAAAGCATAATTTGGAAGCTAGAAACCGAATGAATGATGAATATACTAGGTTGGAAAATGAAAAACTTTTAACATTATTAAAAAGTAATGCTTCACAAGAAGAAATTGAGGAACGAATGTTAGATTTTCAAATAGAACAATTAAAAGAAAAAATAGCAGAGTACAAAAAATTATATCCGGAAATGGCTGAAGAAATTACAGAAATGGAGATTGCTTTAGAAAATAAAAAAAGAAAAAGAGATGAAGAAAAAGTACAAGATGAAATAAAAAAAGAAATAGAAGGAGATAAAACAATGGCTAAATTAAGACAGGATTCAATTTCTGCAATGACAGATTTATTTATTAAAAAAGCAGATGAAAGAATTGCTAAATTAAATGAAGAAATGTCTGCTCATCAAAAACAAGCCGATTTTTTAAAGCAATTAGCAATAAATGGTAACATAGAAGCTAAAGATTCATTAGCTGAAGAGAACAGGTTAATTGCTGAAGCAGAAATGAAAAAAGAACAAGAAGAAAAACGTAAGCAACAGATATTGATGGTGTCGGCAGTTCTTAAATCTTATATTGCAAATATTGATGCAGGTCAACCAAGTGGGGAAGCATTAGGAAATGCTATTGCTAGTAAAGAAGTGTTAGACCAATTTATATCCGGAATAGGTAGTTTTTATGAAGGAACTGAAGATACAGGAACAGTTTCAAACGGATTAGATTCAAATGGAGGTAGAATTGCTTTACTTCATAATAATGAACGTGTTTTAACGGCCAAACAAAACAATAAAATCGGTAATTATACAAACGACCAAGTCGCAAACATTGTAGAACAAAACAGATTTGGCAATTTATCAAATAATAGTCAAGTTGGAAACAGTTGGGAATCTCAATTAGTTGTTGAAGAATTATTAAATGTTGGAAATAAATTAGATGCAGTAAATAAGACCATTCTAAATAAGGAGGTTACAAGCGTTGAAATGGGAGCAATAACACAAACGGCTATGAGTATCGTGGAAAGCCGTAAAAAGGCAGGAAACAGAACGATTAGCACATATAAAGTAAGGATATGAACTTAGAAAGTAGACATTTTATTAATGGGATTGAAATTAGGCCTAAAAACGGAGATGATATAGGTTTAAAACTAGATTGGAGTGGAGAAACTAAAGAAGCTGAATTGAATACTGATTCTATAATTTTAGATAATTTAGCTAAAAAATTAGTTTTAGACCACGTTTCTCAATTTGGAGTATTTGAAGGAATACCATATACATTTATGGTAGGAACTTTTTCTTTAGATTATTATATTGATTTGACTGAAAATCCAATAATGAGTGGAAAAGGAGATTCTTCTATTGAGGTAACTATTAAAAGAAGGAAGGCGATAGATTGGTTCAAGCAACAAGCAAATGGAACATCATTTGAATTGGTAAATAAAGAAACTCCATTTTCGTTAATAGATGTTCCGTATCTAATAGTGAAGGATAATCAAATGGAAGTTTTGATAATGTTATTAATTACGACATATACTCTCACAAAAGCATTAATTGAAGGAATAAGAGATATAGCAAAAAGCATTGATGAAATAACTAGAGCAACAGTTCCAAATATAGGCATTCCACCTTCATACAATACCGGAGCAATAATTGGAGCAGTTTTGTTAGGAATTGCTAGGGTTATTTATGTAATTGCTTTAATTGTTGCTTTAATTGATATGACTAAACAAATAATAGAATTGATATTCCCACCAATTAGAAAATTTAAAGGAGTAACAGTTTTAGAATTAATGAAAAAAAGTAGTGCTAAATTTGGTTTAACTTTTCAAAGTAGTATTATTCAAAATATGTCTGAATTAGCAATAGTTGGTGTTCCATTAAAAAAGGATAAAGAAAATATATTGACAAAATTATTCACATTAACTACAGGTTATTTCAATAAGGGTTATCCAACGGCACGAGATTCTGTCAATACTTTTGGAAGGTTGGTTGATGCATTAGAAATGATGTTTAATGCTAAATTCAGAATAGTAGGAAATAATTTAATTTTTGAAAGAAGAGATTATTGGGTTCTGAATAGTGGAGTTACGATAAACAATACTTTAAATTTACAAAGTAATAGAGAAAATCAATGGAGTTTTAATTTAGCAGATTCTTGGAAAAGATATTATATGCACTACCAATATGACATTTCAGATTGGCACACTATGAACATTTTAAATGATACAGATTGCGAATATTCTACAGAACCGGTTTCATATTCAAATTTAGATTTGGTTTCTATAAAAGGTTTAGTTGACATTCCAATTCCGTTTTCGTTTGGCACAAGAAAAGATGAACTTTCTTATGTAGAAGAAGCCTGTATTCCATTCGTAAAAAGAGCAGACAATTTAATAAATTTTATTGGTGGGAACGCATCACTAGAAGCAAAAGTAAAAGGAAGAGTTGGAGTAATGATGGTTGGACAAGCATTTTTCACGAAAACAAAACTAATTTACCAAACAGGAGGGAAGCAACCTGTAAATTATAGAGGTATAATCGGAGCAAATGCATTATACAATAATTACCACGTTATAAATCAAGTAAAACAGAATTTTAAAAGAATTTATAATGAAACAATAGCATTTTCTACTCAACAGTTTTTAACACTATTGGAAAATAATTTTGTTACAGACCAAAACGGAATATCACTAGAAATTCTTACCTTTGAATGGATTAACGAATCAAAAACTGCCGAAATAACTTATGCAATCCTTTCAGATGAAGGGTTTAACACAAAAACAATATTAATAGATGGATAATAAAGAAAGTATAATTGATTTATTTAAGGGGATAGGTAAAACAATGGAATTAGTTAACGAGCAAATGACAGAAAAAGTGATGGCTGAAATGACACCTGTTCAATTAGAACTTTTAGATGAAGCAAGAAAATCTACAACTAAAGCTGAATTTAAAAAAATGTCATCAAAATTAGAAAATTTAACTCAAAATATAAAAAATTATGCCACTTAGTATCACATCAGAAAAATATAATGGACTTCAAGGATTGTATGCAAATGCAGGAGATTGGGTTAATGGAGAAACAACTTTTAGAAATAGATTTAGTATTGGAAGTGGAGTTTCAAATAAATTTACTTACAATAATACTGCAGGAGATTTTTCAATAACGCTTCAGAACGGAACGGCTTCTGAATGGGGATTTATTGCAGGTAATACTTTAATAATAGAATATACTTTATATTTAAGTGGAGTTCCTTTTGTTGTTTTGTTTACGACAACAGTTTTATATACGACAGGAAGTACGGTATTTTTTGCTGATGAACTCAAATACACATATCTAGGCACGGTTTATCCATTTAGTAATGGACAACAATTTCCACAAGATAATTATGTTAGTGGAATTTTAGCTTATGTAGATAAAGCACCGGATTCAGTTAGTTTTCAATTTAATTTAACTCCGAACGGTTCAAATATGTTAGATTCTTTAATAGATGGAGAATTGAGTAGGTTTGAATATGAATATGCTTCAAGTTTAACTATTGGTTCGACTGTTCCTATGGTTCAATTAATTAGCAAATCCGGAAGTTTAATTGCTAGAGCAGAGTTAACTTATGTTTCAAGCGAAGCACAGGGTTGGAAACAGTATAAAATACAATGGAAATTTTTACAATGGGGAATTATAAAAGATGGATTTACAGAACCAAATTATTATAATAATGCTGATTGTGTAGCACCTATTTTTAAAATAAGTGCATTTGCTCAATACGGTAATCCAAATGGAATTTCTGAAGGAACAAGTGATAATACTGAATCAAATACCGGAGGATATAATGAAAATTTAAATGGTGGAGTAAGTTTATATAATAGTACAGGAATAACGTGGGAAGATAATTTAGGCAATGCTATTCAAGGATTGAATAATAGTGGTGTTTCTAAATTCACGGCAACTGTAGAAGCACCGAATCAAAATAACTCAACAAGCAGATATAGAATAGGATTAATTTGGCGACCTATTGATGGTTCTTATTATCAAAATAAGGCCTTGACAAATTTAGGAGAAAATTTATTAGCAATAGTTCCGGAAAATGACTTTATTGCAAATGGTGTTTCAAGTGGTGCTTTTTTAGGAATGGAAGATAGCAATGGAGCAAGATGGGATATTTCAGATGTTAAATTTTCATTATCCGGAACAGTTTTAACGGTGGAAGGAACAATCACACCAAATTCATTAGCCACTACATTATTCGCAGGAGTTCCAAATGGAGGTAGATTATCTACTCTTTGGATAAGTTTGGGAGATGTTTTAACAGATGGAACGATAAACAGTAAAAGAGTTTCTTTACAGTTATTTAATGATGATAATATTGACGCTCCAATTTTAGGTGTTCAAATTCCAAATGTTGTTAGTGAAAGACTATTAGACCACGCAGGTGTTATCATTGACACTCCAAAACCACAAACAACAACTGAAGATGATGTTTTATATCAATCTGATTTTTTACTTTTGGATAATGTAGCTTATGAAGGAGTTAGAACAAGAATGTTTGCTTTTAATACGGTAACTGAAGAAGAGTTCACTTTAGAGGATAACTTTTTTAGCTTTGCCAATGTTCAAAATATAAATGGCCAATTTCAACCAAATTTTGTAATAAATAGAGGTTTTAATTTACCACCAACTTCAGATAGAAATATCATTCAATTAGTTAGAAAAACGAATATAGATGTAGCCGGAAAATATGGTATTAGATTAAATTATGGATATTTAGCAAGGTGGCAATATTGGTTGGAGCAGTCAAATGTGAATAATGATTTTTTCAGTACTTCAGAATTTGCATTTGATGGATTTAATAAAAATTGGCAAAGATTTAGTAATTCCGGAGATTGGATTATCCGAATAGCTTACTACACTAGGTTGAATGGAGTAGATGATTTTAACTATGAAGAAATAGGAATTAGACCTTATGAAGATGATGTTAATGTAACAACAAATTGGGGAATAGAAGTTTTATCAAATGGAACATTCCCTACTAATTTTGTAGATAATGAACTTCACGAATTAACGGCAACTTTAACTTGGTCAACAGGAATATTCACGCATCCGTGGGCAGAAATCACGATTGAAGATTATGAAGCAGGAAATAGATGGGTAATTAGTTCTGTATTGGCACAGGGAGGAATTTCAAATAACCCTTTAAAACCAATTTCCGGACAAAGTAAATTAAATTTACAATCTTCAGTTAATGTAGCAGTATTAAAAACTTTAGTAGATACTAGCTTAATAGCATCAAATAAAATTTGCGTTTCTGCTAGGATTTATTCAAAAGATGTTCCAATTCCTGCTTGGGAATGGTTATTACAAGATAATGAAGGTTTGGTTGCTTATTCAGACGCTAGATTATTAAGACAAAATTATGCAGGAGCATTAATACGAGTTAGAAGAAGCATTGATGATGCAGAATTAGATATTTATTCAATATTAGTTGGAATTGAATATGTTTTAGATGAAGAAACTTTAAGAAATTTTGCAGTTGAAGGAGATGCTTTTATAGTTATAAGATACAATCAAGCAAATGATATTAATGATAATAATGCTATTCAAACATTTCATATAAATCAACCTCCGATAGTTATTGGAGGAGTAGTTTTAAAAGATACTGTAAGCAATAGACCTGCTCATTTATGTGATGGTATAAATCATTTCCACCCAATAGTTAATGGAGGAGTAGAAAGCAAATTAAATCTATTATCTGTTTCAGTTTTTGCAGATACAGTTACTATGGGAGCAACAACAAGAAACAGAATTGGAATTGGAAATGATGACACAAAACAAGAATACAACGTTCACAATATGCTTTGGCAAGTAAATCCAACAGATAACAGGTTTTTTTCAAAATATACTGAAGATTCATTAACTCATTTTATAGACAGAAAATTAAATGGAGGATTTATTGCTTTAACGTGGGGAAATAATATAGGACTTTCAGAAGAGATTTTTCAAAGAATGAATGGAGTTAATGGTACTGATGAAACGGCAAATTTTGTAGATGCAAATTATTTAGATAAAGTAGATAGATTCAAATTATATTTTCATACAGGATTCAAATCTGAAGATGTTATTTTTGGAGGTAATAGAGTAAACAGTCCAACTTGGATTGAGGATAATTGTAACACATTTTATCAAATGTTTTAAAAAAAGTAAAGAATTATGAATTACAGGAATAAAGTTTGTTTTGATATTATAAATTTCCCAAATGGATTTGATGAAGAATCTAGATTAGGTTGCAAGGAAGTTTGTTGTGAACCTCTTTTGAAGTTGGCAAGTGAAACTGACAATGCTAAATATAAAAATGATATAACAGGATTAGCAATAAAATTATCAAGTCAATCTGATTTGATTCAATTTAAGATAGTTAAGTGTGGAAATGCGACAGTTTTATCTAATTTAGGGGAACTAGGTTCATATCCACAAGATAATCTCGTAAAGGGGTTCGTATTCGATTGGCAACAGTATTTAAATATATATGGAGCAGGAAAATATACTATTTCAGTTGAATTCACTATAAGTGGAGTTATTGGAAGTTTTGTTTATGGAGAATATGAATTAAAAAATTACTCAATTAAAAATGCTGAAGGAACGGTTAGAGTTTGGAGTGAGCCAAATAGTTATTTTCAAAAAGAATTAATTGACTTCACTAATTCAAATCACAAAGATAGCATTAGATTTAATGGTTTTTTTGGTAACAGAGAACCAAATACTGAAATAAATAATTTAATTACTAAGGGAAGAAAAGTTGAAAAGGTAACTAGAGAAAATGTAAATCAATACAAATTAAGAACTGATGTAATTGAGATACAAATATCAAGAAGGTTGTTAGATTTTCATTTTTTAAATGAAGATATATTATTTATTTCAGACCATAACGCAAGTAATCACGACTACAATTTATTTGACGTTCCGGTTGTTGTTAATGAATCTCCGGAAATTGAATATATTGATAGAAGTAGATTAGCTTGGTTAACGGCAACTTTTGGAGATAGAAGAAAATTAGATAAATCATATTATAATCAAGACTAAAAATGGCGACAAAAATATACATTAAAGATAATTGGCTAATTGCAAAAGATTCAAAAAGCCAAAACATATTTATAAAAATTTGTTCTAAAAATGCAATGCACTTAATGGATTCAGATGGGAATTTTTCGTTTTTCTCAAATCTTCCATTCATAGGTTATAAAGGAACTGAATTTATAAAATTAGGAGCAATGCAGGATTGGAATTTTATACCAATAAATGAATCTGATTCTAAAACAAAAATAACAGTTTTTAATTTCGTTTCTATTGTAAAAGAAGATGGAGAAAAATATGAAAACATAACTATTTTTAATGAATATCTAAATAGATATTTGGGAGAAACTGAAGGAGCAGAAGGAAAACAAGGAGAGAAAGGCGACCAAGGAATTCAAGGTGTTAAAGGAGAACAAGGTGTTCAAGGATTGCAAGGAGTTCAAGGAGATGCCGGTTTAAACGGTTCTAATGGAACAAATGGAGAAAATGGAATACAGGGTATCAAAGGAAATACAGGTTCGACAGGTTCAACAGGTTTAAAAGGAGATACAGGTTCAAAAGGAATTCAAGGAAATGTTGGAGAAAAAGGAGATTCCGGAATAAAAGGAGATACAGGAATTCAAGGAGTTCAAGGACTGAAAGGAGATATTGGAATTCAAGGAATAAAGGGAGATTCCGGAGAAAAAGGTGCAACAGGAAATACAGGTTTAAAAGGAGATATTGGAGCAACAGGTTCACAAGGAATTCAAGGATTAAAAGGAAATATTGGTGCTGAAGGCTCACAAGGGATTAAAGGAGATATTGGAGCAAAAGGTTTTACCGGTTCACAAGGGATTAAAGGAGATATTGGAATTCAAGGGAACATTGGATTAACAGGTTCAAAAGGAGATGTTGGTTTAACAGGTTCAAAAGGAGATATTGGAGTTCAAGGAATTCAAGGTGTAATTGGATTAAAAGGAAATATTGGTTCAAAAGGAGATACAGGTTCAAAGGGAGATTCCGGAATTCAAGGATTAAAAGGTAATGTTGGAAATACAGGTTCACAAGGATTGAAAGGAGATGAAGGTTCAAAAGGAATTCAAGGGATTAAAGGAGATATTGGTTTAACAGGTTCTAACGGATTAAAAGGAGATGAAGGAAATAAAGGAGATGAAGGAAATAAAGGTTCAGCAGGTATTCAAGGGATAAAAGGAGATGTTGGTTCTGAAGGTTCAGTAGGTGCAAAAGGTTCTGTCGGCTCACAAGGAATTAAAGGAGATTCCGGAATAAAAGGAGATATTGGATTAACCGGTTCGCAGGGAATTCAAGGAGATAAAGGAAATATTGGTGCGACAGGAAATATTGGTGTAAAAGGAGATGTTGGTGCAAAAGGAAATACAGGTTCAGTTGGAGCAAAAGGAGATGTTGGAAATCAAGGTGTAAAAGGTATTCAAGGAATTCAAGGAGATAAAGGATTAACCGGAGCAAAAGGAAATGCCGGAATTGATGGTTCAAATGGTTTAAACGGTTCGACAGGTGCGACAGGAAATACCGGAATACAAGGTGCAAAAGGAAACATTGGATTAACAGGTGCGAATGGAATTCAAGGTGTTAAAGGAGATATTGGAAGTCAAGGATTAAAAGGAAATGATGGAGCAAAAGGTTTAACAGGTTCAAAAGGAGATACAGGTTTAAACGGTGCAAAAGGCGATAAAGGAATTGATGGAGCAAAAGGTTCAGCAGGTGTTAATGGAACAAATGGTGCAACAGGTTCTTCCGGAATAAAAGGAGATGTTGGAAATCAAGGTGCTACAGGAAATACAGGCTCACAAGGGTTAAAAGGAAATGCAGGTTCTAACGGAACAAACGGTGCAAAAGGAAACGCAGGAACTAATGGTGCTAATGGTTCAAAAGGTGCTACAGGAAATACAGGAAGTCAAGGTGTCAAAGGAGATATTGGAAGTGATGGAATTCAAGGAAACATTGGATTAACAGGTGCGAAAGGTTTAAAAGGAGATGTTGGATTAACAGGAACAAAAGGAAATGCCGGAACAAATGGTTCGCAAGGTGTTAAAGGAAATACAGGTTTAACAGGAAGTGTCGGAGCAACAGGTTCAAAAGGTTCAGCAGGAACGAACGGAGCAAAAGGGAATACAGGTTTAAATGGAATTCAAGGTGTCAAAGGAGATGTCGGAAATGATGGGATTAATGGTTTAAAAGGCGAGAAAGGAAATGCAGGAACTAATGGTGCTAATGGTTCACAGGGAATTCAAGGAATTAAAGGAAATGCAGGTTCAAATGGAACAAACGGTTTAAACGGTGCAAAAGGAGTTACAGGAAATGCAGGTTCGCAAGGTGTCAAAGGAGATACAGGTTCAGATGGAATTAATGGTTCTCGTGGAGCAACAGGTTCAACAGGTGCAACAGGAAATGCAGGTTCTAACGGAACAAACGGTGCAAAAGGCGATAAGGGATTAACCGGAAATATCGGAGCAACAGGTTCAAAGGGAAATGCAGGAACTAATGGTACGAATGGATTAACCGGAACAAAAGGTACGACCGGAAATACAGGTTCGCAAGGTGTTAAAGGAAACGCAGGAAGTGATGGTTTAAATGGTTCGAGAGGTGCAACAGGATTAACCGGAGCAAAAGGAAATGCAGGTTCAAATGGTTCGCAAGGTGTTAAAGGTAATGCCGGTTTAAACGGTTCTAACGGAGCAAAAGGAGATACCGGAACTAATGGTACGAATGGTTCAAAAGGAGCGACAGGAACGAATGGTTCGCAAGGTGTAAAAGGAGATGCAGGTACGAATGGAACGACAGGTGCGAAAGGTTCAACCGGTTCTGCAGGAGCAACAGGTTCAAAAGGTTCTAATGGAATTCAAGGAATTCAAGGATTAAAAGGTTCGACAGGTGCGACAGGTTCAAACGGTTCAGCAGGAATTAACGGAACGAATGGAGCAAAAGGAAACGCAGGAAGTCAAGGTGTTCAAGGGTTAAAAGGAGATACAGGCTCAACAGGTGCGAAAGGAAATGCAGGTACGAATGGTGCTAATGGTTCGCAAGGTGTTAAAGGAAATACAGGAAGTCAAGGTGCAACAGGAAATACAGGTTCAAATGGAAAAAATGGAAAAGATGGAAAAGATGCTAGTAAAATATTACTATCTTTAAACGGTGGTAGAGATGTATCAACAGAAATAATATCTATAAAAACAGATTCAAGAAAAAAATCAGCAGTTTTTGAATTTGCAAATGGTTCTAATTTTGTAGTTGTATTGTATTAGCTTAATTTAAAATAGTATTATAAAAATGGATTCAATAGGTTTAGATGTAGTTATTTCAATTTCTTCCGGTGCAATAGGAGCAATCGGTGCGTATGTGAAATTAAAAAGTTCGATTGATGTTTTGGTTTCAAAAGATATTTCACAACAGAAAGAAATTAATGATATTAAAGAAAGTAAAAAAGAAATGAATATTGTTATCCATAAGCGAGTAGATATTTTAAAAAGCGAACTTACCTCACTTCAAATGGACGTAAGAGAAAGTCATAATACTTTGCAAACTTTAATGGCACAAATGGAATTGAGAATAGTAAAAGAAATACAAAAATTACAATTATGAAAAATAGATTAGTAAAGAATTGGTTCACTACAATTTTAGGGACAAGTTTAATCATTTATTCAGCTTATATGGTACACAAAGGGAGTACGATTGAAGATATGGCCGGATTCTTTGGAATGGGTGCTTTACTTCTTAGGAGCAAAGATAGTTTAATTGGTTTACCTAAAGAATAAAAATATGACTTCAGTAAGAAATTATACAGATAAAGAATTACTTTTTAAAGTTCAAAGTTTAGAAGGATTTAAGAAAATTCCTAGTGGTCATTGGATTATTGGTGTTAGAAGCAAGGCTGATTTATATGATACTTTTGACGACAAATTTTATGAATTTGTAGGAAGGGAATTTGTTAGAGTTTTAACCGGAACAACTAATTCCGGAGGTAAGCAATTAAAAGGAGGTTTTAAATCATTTAATAAGTACGGTTCAGCAATTTTAAAAGCAGACGAATGGTATTATGATGTTTGGCAGTATGGAATGCACAGAGGACGAATGCCTTCATTGCGTCAAAGAGGAGCAAAAGTAATTGTTTTTAGAGATGGTAATTTAAACGAAAAAGCTGAAGAAATAGGAAAACCGATTTCCGGTTGGTACGGAATAAATTATCATACAAATACTTATGATTTTAGTAAAAAAAGTTTAAGAATTTTAAAATGGTTTATCGGTAATTGGTCTGCAGGTTGTCAAGTTATAAACGACAGGGAAGAATATCTAGAACAAATGGATAATTTCAGATTGCTTCATAATAGTGGAGAACAAAGGTCTGTGAGTTACTGTTTGATAAATGAATTTTAAATGAAGGAATTTTTAACCATTAAAAACATTTTAATAATAATTTTTGCTATATATGTTATAATATTAGTTGAAAGATTAATGGATAATTCTAGTGTAAATTCAGAATCATTAATTAATTATCAAAAAGATAAAATTAAAATGCAAGATGAAATAATTAATTTAAACACTAAAATCAATTTTTATGAAAAAGCAATTATTAAGAATAGCATTGATATTGTCAATATGTCAATCAATGAACGTGATAGCACAAGAAACGTGCTTAATCCACGGTGAAAATTGTATTCATTATTCAATAAAACAAGATATTAAATGTTTAGAATGTTTAATTAATGAACCTTTAAAGGATTTAATTATTGTAACCAAAGATTCAATAATCAAAAATCAAAAAAATTATATAGTTTATTCTGATTCGTTAATGGTTGAAACCAATAACAAACTACTAATATCACAAAATAATTTCGTAAAAATGAAGAAAAAACGAAATTCTGCATTCATTATAGGAGGTTTAGGAACGCTTGGAATTATGCTTTTATCTATGTTTTTAACGAATTAACAAGGTTTTACTCGCTTATTTGTTAAAATATGTTAAAATTAAAAAGAAAAGTAGTAAATAATTAGGAATACCAAGTATAAGTACTTATATTAAGGTAAGAGATAATTCTTATATAACAAACAAAAACAAATAAAATGAATAATTATAATATTAAAAGTGAAACATTAGAAAAAGCATTAATTTATATGATAGCCGAAGGGTGTTTAGAAAAAGATGAAACTATTGAAGATTTAATTTCTTTCGCACGTTCAATGGGACAAAATAATACAAATTTTGTAATTGCTAAAATTAATCAATGGGCAAATTCATAAAATAAAAACTAAAATAAAAACTAAAATAAAAACAAACAAGATGAAAAATACAATTAAAACAGAATTACAAAACCATTTATTAGATTATATTAATGAAGGAGTTTTAACAAATGACAACATAAATGATTTATATCATTTAGCATTTACGCAAGACCATTATTTGATAGGATATTACAACTGTAGTGAATGGCTAAAAGAACACGATTTAACCTGTTTTGAAGCTATTGAAATTGTAAAACAATGGCATAATGATAACTTTGGAAGTTTCACAATGGATATTAATAGTGAAACAGTAGTAAATTCATTGATTGAAATTTATGGTTTAGAATTAGTAAGTGAATTAGATATTGAAACTATTGAAGATTTAAAAGATAAATTAGAAGAAAAATAAAAAATTTAAACAAAAAACAAACAAAATGAAAGATACACAAATATACAGAAATGGGAGAACAATTAAAGAAGCAATAGATTTTGCAAAACAAAAATCTTTAGTCTTAAAAAATGGACATTTAATAAGGTTGTTTGCTGATGTAAATTTTGATTATTATTTATATAAAAATGAAGATATTATTTATATAGGTAGTTATTTGAATTCTGAAATTGATAAAGAAATGAAGAAAATTTTCAAACATAAAGAAATTATATTTATGCTAGATAAAAATGGAGTTAAAAAAATGAAACTTCAAAAATTATTTAAAAAAAATATTTATATAATATAATAAACAAAAAAAACAAACAAAAAAATAAAAATTATGAAAACATTTGTAAAAGAGAATACTTGGTTAAACAGAGAAAGTTTTATGGATTTCGGTTGGGGAAATGGATATGTAGTTATTCCTAAAGGACATAAATTACACGGAAAAAGTTATAGCGAAATTCACGAATTATTACCGAATTTAGAAGTTAATGGAGGATTAACATTTTCAAGTTCTGTTGATGATTTGAAATGGGAAGAATTTCCAATAGGAACAGAAGGAGATTGGATAGTTGGTTTTGATACTGCTCACGCTTGGGACACTTTAGATAGGTGGAGTAAAGATGCAGTACTTAGAGAAACAAATAACCTTAAAAATCAATTAATATAAAAACAAAAATTATGAAAGCAAAAGTAAAGACTTGGATAGAAAATATTGAAAACGGAAAATTTAAAAGTTATTCTGAAAAAGTATTAAAAGAAATAAAAGATAATACATCTGAATATAATGGAACATATTTAGATTCATTAAAAAAAGGAATAAGCACTTATCAATTAAGAAGGAGGTTGGGAATGGCTCATCAAACATTAACTTCAAGATTATCTGAGTTAAATGATGAAGGTTTGATAAAGGTTGTTGGACAAGTTGAAACAGAAGGAACGACCTATAGTGTTTATCAGTATGTTTTAGACACTTTAGAAATTGAAGCGATAGTTTTGTTAAGAAGGAAAGAAAAGTACGTTATATGGCTTAAAAAAGCTGATTCGTTTACTAGCTTAATGGGATTTAAAACAGTAGATATGATTCATCAAGAACAGGTTGAAAATAATTGTTATTAAATTAAATCTCCTAAAAAATTAGTTTTAACAGATATAACTATTTATATTTACAGCAAACAAAAACAAAAACAATGGAACAGAATTTGAAAAGAATAGAGTTATCTATTGAGTATTCCGATAAAGAAGATTTGAAATTAAATTTAAACTATTTATTAAAAGAATTAGATAGTAGGATTAAATTAAATGATTCTTTATTAGAATTTAAAATAGAAATAATCAACGAACAAAAATGTATAATTAAACAATCTAAAATGAACAATTATGAGTAAAGAATTACCATATTTTAAATTCTTCACATCTGAATGGTTAAATGGAGATATTACTTTAGAGGATTATGAACTTCAAGGGATATTCGTAAATTTATGTGCCTACTATTGGCACAAAGATGGATGCGTTGATATAATACAAGCAGAAAAAAAATTAAGAACAAACAGGGTTAATGAATTGTTAGAAATTGGATTAATAAAAGAAGATGATAATAATTTAACTATCACTTTTCTTGATGAACAATTATCTGAATTTTCAATTAGAAAGAAAAGGTTATCAGATGCAGGTAAAAAAGGAGCATTAAGGAAAAAACAGATTGCCGAAAATAAGCATAGCTTAAGCAACCCTTTAGCAACTAGAGAAGATAAAGATAATATAAAGATAATAGTAGATAATATAATAGTAGATAATGTAATAAAGAAAACGAAAACATTATCAGAACGTAAAACAGTTTTCAAAGAAAACTTAGCAAAGCATAAAGATAAATTTGATGTTTCCGTTTTAAATGAATTTTATTCATATTGGACAGAACACGGAGATTTAGATAAAAAAATGAGATTTGAGAAACAAACATCATTTAGCATAGGAAGAAGATTAGGAACTTGGAAAAAAAATAAAAAAACGTATGAATTTAAAGGGAATATTAAAGACAATAGAGCAACAACAACAAAAGCAGGAAGGCAAGATTTTAACTAAAACAAAGTATGATAAAAAAATTGTAAGACAGGTTTTTGTTAAAATATTAAATGACTTACATTTGAAAAGTTCTTATGGAAAACAGGGTTTAATCTTAGATTCAGAAACAGAAAACACTATTAATTTGCTATGTATGTATATTAATAAAGAACCGGAATTTGAAAAGAATAATAATTTCTCATTAAATAAAGGGATTTGGTTATGTGGTAATTTTGGCACAGGAAAAACTCAAATGATGAAAGCATATCAAAAAATATGTTTAAATGTTGGTTTCTTATCTTGTACAGATATGAATATGAAATTTATAAAAGTAGATGCGTATAATGGTAAAGTTGAAAGATTTGAAGGAATAAAAAAGTTTGCAAATAAAAGAGATAAGATGGAAAAAATCTTTGATGATTTAGGAGAGGAAGAAACTACAGTAATGGATTATGGAAATAAAATTTGTATAATGGCACATATCATATCTGAAAGGTATAAAGGATTAAAAGATGGATGTATTACTCATATCACGACAAACCTTACTAGAACGCAAATATGTGATATTTACGGTGGAAGAATTGAATCACGAATGAATGAAATGTTTAACGTGATAACACTAGGTTCTAAAATGGATTCAAAAGATTATAGAAAATAATTAAAAAAAAAACAAATGAAAAAAAACATAAAAGATTTAGAAGTTACTTTAGAGAAATTATATAATAATGATTATCAAATATTAATTCATCTTTCAGATAGGCCTTTCGTTTTTCACGTTTTATTGAAAAGTTTTAGAAATGAAATTGATTGTAAAATTTCTTCTTTTGGTGCAAACCTTTGGACTAGAACTAGAGCAGGTTTAGATTATAGAAAATATAACAGAATTCAAGATTTACAAACTGCAATTAAAAATGAAATAAAAAGAAAGATTGAAACTAAAGGAGAAATACTTTTTAGTTTATCAACTGAAATATCATACCTTTAGATTATGGAAGGTTTTAAACAAATAACAAAGTTGATTGGATTATGGATATTGATTATCATAGTCTGTTGTGTAGCTAGTGAATTCTTAGACAAATGGAAAAATTAAAAAGAAATTGCAAGTATTCTGAATTAAAAAAATGGTATATTGAAAGAATGGAAGGACTACCTATAAAATTAAATGGAAATCACATAAAATATAGAAATGTTAAAAAAACTGCTGAATTAAACATTTTTAAAATTGATTTTGAAATTTTAAGATTAGGAAAAGAAATAAAAAAATCTTCAATAGCATCAGCTTCAAAAAACAATTTATTTGAAATGTATATAACACTTCAAGATAAAAATAATTGGGAAAAAGATTAAAAAAAAAATTATGCCAAAATGTAAAACGTGTGGAGATAAATATGAGCAATATCAATTCAATAATAAATGGTGCAAAAAAATTGATTGTCAAACCTCAAAAGCTATGTTTTTATTAGATAAACAAAAAAAGAAAAAAAAGAAACTCGTAACAGAAGAAAAAAGAAAAAATAGATATATCACGCACCCAAAAGAAGAGAAGGCAAAACTTCAAGCTGAAATAAATAAATTATCTAAAATGATAGATAAGAAATTTGGATATGTAAATTGCATTGACTGTAATAAACCATTAGACCACATAGACGCAGGACATTACATTGCAGTAGGTTCTAACGCAACATTAAGATATAATTTAAACAACATACACTCTCAAAGAAGAGGTTGTAACAGGGATTCAGCAAGAATGGGAAGTAGGCATACAGGTTACTACAAAGGTCTTATTGAAAGGTACGGTTTAAATTATGCTGAAAAAATAGATACTAAACTTCAACACAAATACAAATATCTAGGTTTAATGAATAAAGAAATTTCAGATAAATTAACAATAGTAAAATCATTAATTAAAAATTTTGATAGTTATAACTTTAAAAATTCTGAAATAATGCGTGAAATGTTCAATAAGTTGATTGGAATCTATGTTTAAATTTCTAATTTCTTAACAAAATGAAGGTTTTAAGTGAAAATATGTTAATAAATGTTAAAATTAAAAAGATAATTGATAAATCATTAGGAATAACAGATATAAGTACTTATATTGTAGTAAGAGATAATTCTTATAAAACAAACAAACAAAAAACAAACAAAATGAAAAATTCAAACTACAATTTAAACAAAGCAGAAGAAGTTTTACAAAACTTGACAACAGAAAATAAATGTATGATTATAACATTAAGTTATTCTGATTATATTGAAGAAAATGAAGAAAAAGTAAAAGAAATTAATAAAGATACTTTACACAAAATAATAGAATTTTATATAGGTAGTATTGATTTATTAGAATTTAAAGTTTTAATAAACAGAGTATAAAATATAATTTCACTAAAAAACAAACAATAACTAAAAACTAAAAATTATGAAAAATTCAGAAATAACAAAAATATTAAATAATCAAATTGAAAAATCAAATAAACAATTAAAATTAAGAAAAGATAGAGGTCATTATTTTATAGCAAAAAAAAATGGAGAAGATAGTTTAGAAGCAAAATCTATTGATTATTGGACAAGATTACGAAATACGAGTTTAAAACTATTAGTTCAATTTCAAGCATAAAAAAAAAGGGAATGAAAGTTCCCATTTTAAAAACAAACAACAAACAAAAAAAAATAATAACTAAAAACTAAAAATAAAAACTATGTATTTTTCAATTAAAGCATTTAAAGGAATAAAAAGAAGATTTGAAAACCTTGATAATATTAACGAATTAAATGTTTTTGTTGATGAATATGAACAATTAGGATTTAATAAATTTGTGATAAAAGCATTTGATTGTGAAGGTTTGAAAAGTCGTTCTTTTTATACCTATAAAAATAATAATTTAAACAGAATATTTAGAGAAAATAGAAATAATTAAAAAATAAAAACAAACAAAAAAACAGAAAATTATGGGAAATATGGCATATTGTAGATTTGAAAACACTTCAAATGATTTAGATGATTGTAATGAAGCAATTCAAGATGAAGAATTAAAAGATATGAGTAGGAGAGAAATTGATGGTTTTGTAAAATTAATTTTAATAGCAAAAGATATTGCAGAAAGATTTGAAGATTTAAATGAAAATGAAATTTATGAATATATTAAAGATAAACAGGGATAAAATAAAAGAATTAAACATTCAATTAAATTTAATTGTTAAATTGCAAAAAATGCAGGGAATAGGATTTCAAGCGTTTAAAATATTAGCAAAAGAAGAAGAGGAAATAAAAGAAAAAATATTAGAATATGAAAACTTATAATAGCATAAGGTTGGAAGGACAAAATTATGAAATTGAATTTTTAGATAAATTATATTTTGTATCTAAAATTCAAAGGGAATGGGTAACTGTTTTAGAAAATGAAAAAAAAATTAAAACTCTTTATGCTTCAGACACAAAAAAAGGAATAATGAATTTAATCA